CTTGACAAATAATCATAACTCTGTTATGATATCAAAGTCATCAAAAGATACATGGACGAAATTTTCGAAACTGACGAATATGTAACTGCTGCGGTTGTTGATATTTGCCGACGCTCTTTTTACCTTGTAAGTAATGAGGGTATTGTTCAAGAAATTGCATGTGAAAGTATTGAACAATTTATGGATGTTTTGGAGATAGTTGAGTGTGTAACTGAGATTGATGACCAAATTCAGATCATTTATTCCGATATAATTGTATCTGAAAATGCGGGAGTGGTGTAGGGGTAACATACGAGTTTTCCAAACTTCTGTCCTGAGTTCGAATCTCAGCTCCCGCTTGAGTTAATTAGGTTTTTTGTTGTCTAAATACTAGGAGATGAATCTTGCTAGCGGGATAAGCGACAATGCCTTTAAGTAGACTAGAAAATTTCCTAAAGAATGTTGAAGGTAACATACTATATGTAAATCCAACAGATTTGGATGCTACAGATAGTATTGAAAACCAAGGTAATTCATTAACCAGACCATTCAAGACAATCCAGAGAGCTCTACTTGAAGCTGCTAGATTTTCGTACCAGATAGGTCAGGATAATGATAAATTTGATAGAACGACAATATTATTGTACCCAGGCGAACATGAGATTGATAATAGGCCTGGATATAACGTAGTAGTAGATCCTGGCAATGCTTCAGCTGCACAGTATAAAGATAGACAAGGTAATGTTATATCAAGTGCTAATTTTCCCGAATTATCTGATTCTACTAACTATAATCTTGATGATCCAACGAATGAATTATATAAGTATAACTCTGTAGAAGGTGGTGTAATTGTACCTCGTGGTGTATCTATAGCTGGCTATGATGTACGTAAGACAAAAATAAGACCTAAATTCGTACCAGATCCTGAAAATGCACAAATTAATAGATCTGCAGTATTCCGTTTAACTGGTGGATGTCATTTTTGGGCAGTAAGTTTCTTTGATGCTAATCCTAAAGAGTCTTGTTATAAGGATTATACAACAAATAAATATCTTCCACAATTTTCTCACCATAAATTAACAGTATTTGAGTATGCTGATGGGGTAAATGGTGTAGGTATTGGTGTGTCAACTACCACTACTGACCTTGAAATGTATTTCCATAAGGTTCAGAGAGCTTTTGGGGATAGTTCTGGTAGAGGAATAGCTGACTTCCCAGTTAATACTGACATGCAACCTAAGTTGCCTGAGTTTGAGATTACTGGACCTGTTATTGTTAATGATATTGCGGTTAGTCAGATTACTGCTGGTGATGGTTCAACTCCAACTTCAACAATAACTGTAGATACTTCTACAGCTCATGGGCTTGTTGTAGATAGTGCTATTAGGATAGCTGGTGTTACCGCAGATACAGCAATTTATAACGGTAATTTCACTGTAACTGGTGTTAGTAGTGAACGTAGATTTACTTATGAGGCTTCAAGTACTCCAACAAATGCAACTCCTACTATTGGTGGTGTTGAAACTATAGTACCTGATACTGATAACGTAACTGGATCTTCTCCATATATTTTCCACTGTTCCTTAAGATCTGCTTATGGTATGTGTGGTCTTCATGCTGATGGATCTAAGGCATCTGGATTTAAATCCATGCTTGTTGCTCAGTTTACTGGTATTGGATTGCAGAAAGATAATAATGCATTCTTAGTTTATAATAAGACTACTGGACAATATGATAATAATGGTACTGCACCTTCTAGTGAAAAACCACTTTATTTGAATGGATCTTCACGGTATAGACCAACATATAAAAACTCCCATATTAAGTGTTCTAATAATGCATTTGTTCAGGCAGTTTCTGTGTTTGCCGTTGGTTTCTCGGAGCATTTCACTAGTGAAAGTGGTGGTGATATGTCTATCACCAACTCAAACTCCAATTTTGGTTCTGTATCTCTAAGTGCAAAGGGATTTAAAGATTCTGCATTTGCTAAAGATAATAGAGGATATATTACTCATATTATTCCACCCGAAAGTCAATTCCAGAAAGATATTTCAGTCGAGTGGGAAGCTATTGATGTCACTAAGACTTTAGCTTCAACTGTTGATCAAGAACATATCTTTTTAGATGGATTTACTGATCCAGCTATTCCTCCCGTACATGTAATTAATGGATATAGGATTGGTGCAAAGGCTGGAGTAGATGGTATTATACGTACAAATCCTGATTTATTAAATGTAAGTATTGCTGGTGTTGGTACATATAGTGCTGAGATTATAATGCAAAATAAGACTGGTGGATCTGATTATTCCACTATGAAGGTCTATGATGTAGAAAGAACTGGTGTAATTAATAGCATAACTGATAGTAAGATAACTTTAACTTCAGCTCACCAATTATCTGCAGGTGAAAGTATTCGTGTAATTTCTGACGATGGATTCCTTCCAGATGGAATTGATACTAATGTTATTTACTATGCAGTAACTAGTGCTTCTACAAATGAAAGTTCTTTAACAAGTACACAAATAAAACTTGCAAGAAGTAAGAATGATGCATTACTTGGTGGATCTGGAAATATTATTGCAATTAATAATAATAAAGGTGGTATTCTTACTATTGAATCAAGAGTAAGTGATAAGAAACCTGGCGATTTAGGACATCCAATACAATATGATACTACTAAGGGTAACTGGTATATTCAAGTTAAGGGTGCGTCTAATGAAGTATATACTGCTATTAATGCTAACTCTGCACAACTAGGACCAAGAACTGGTAAGACATTTATTAAGAGGAAGGAAGATACTAGATCTCTTAATGATAAGATCTATAGACTCAGGTATGTAATACCTAAAGAATCTTCTGATGCAAGACCACCAATCCCTGGCTATACTTTACAGGAATCAAGTACTGTTGGTGTATCTACATCTGGTGAATTTACTAATGCTATTCCTGATGTAACAGTTCAGAGAAATCTTCGTATTGTAAAGAGTGTTGACAGAGATCCAAACACTGGTATTACAACTGTTGTTACTGAGAAACCTCATAATCTAATTATGGGTGATGATGTACAGTTTAAGAAGATTAGAAGTGGTGGTAATGCAGCTGGTACTATAAATGAAGGATATAATATTGTAAGAGATATTGTTGGTATTACTAGTGCTAAAGGATTTGAAGTATTATTCTATGATACAGATCCTGGCACATTTACTGATACGAGTACAAATAGAAGTGATAACCTTCCTACAGTAAGTAGACGTAATCATAAAGATACATTTACTGTATATCGTGCAGAAACTATTAAGTCTCATGATTATCAAAGACAGGATGGTGTATATCATCTAATTTGTCTTGATAGTAGTATATCTCCTACTGTAAATGAGTATACTAACTCTAAGTTTAATCAAAACATAACTGATCTTTATCCACAGTATGATGCTGATAACTTCAACATGGATCCTTCCCATGCTGCAAGTTTTGCACTTAATACTCCAATCGGTAAAGTTGTTACTAATGATCTTAGAGGTAGTTTAAGTAAGGAATTTACAAACAACTTCATCGTTGGTAATCAAATTGGTTATGCAGTAACTGGTGCTGCAAGTCATACTAATGGTATTACTACCGTATGGACTAACGTTGAACATAATTTCAATACTATTATTAAACTTACATTAACTGCTGGTGGAAGTGGATACGGTGGTGCAGGTACTCTTTATAACGTTGAGTTATCAGGTGGATCTGGACATGGTGCAACTGCTAATGTAACTGTTAATGGCGCTGGAGTAGTAACTGCTGTTGAGATTGTTGATGGTGGTGCTGGATATACTAAGGGCAATACTCTTAATGTAAAAGCAGGTGCTGGTAATGCAACAGTAACGGTTTCTACAATTCATAGTAATATTGGTGATGCAATTCAAATAGTTGGTGTTGGTACTGTTGGTAATAGATATAATTCTGGATATAATGGTATTCATACTGTTACTTCAGTAACTCCTAAGAGTGTTACTTATCAATTACCAAGTGGAAAACCTGCAGGTATTCATAGTACAACTACTGCTGGTATCCATACTGGATTCTTCATGTTGGCAGGTAATGCACCTAGAATTAATTCTATAACTTACACTAATCCTGATACAGGAATTGCAGTAGTAACCACAGATGAACCTCATGGATTGAGTGTTAATAACTCATTTAGTATTGTTGGTGCTGCACAAACCATATACAATGGAGATCATCTTGTATTTGAGAAGAATAGTACTACACAATTCTCATTCAAATTTACTGAGAAGTTTACTCCTGCAACTTATACAACATCAGGTGGAAAGGCACAAGTACTTCCTGTTCTTTATGGTGCAAAAGGTGGTAAAATTGTTGTAGGTGATGAAAAACTTGCTGAAAGACAAGTTCCATTAGCTGTTGGTATTAGTACAACTTTAAGTAATGCTGCTTGGACTGCTGTTAATACTACATTAACATTAACAGATTCTTCAGGATTCGCTAAAGGTGATTATATACAAATTGATGATGAAATTATACGTATTTCAACTGCATTCTCAGGTAATGCGGCTACTGTTCTTAGAGGACAGTTAGGTTCTAGAGCAGAAGCTCATCTTGCAAGTTCTCTTGTTAAGAAAATAAAAGTATTAGCTGTAGAGAAGAGAAGAGCATCTGTTCTTCGTGCATCTGGTCATACATTTGAGTATCTTGGATTTGGGCCTGGTAACTATTCAACCAGTTTCCCAGAGAAACAGGATAGAATTCTTACTAGAGAAGAGAATTTCCTTGCACAATCGACTACAGACAATGGTGGTTCTGTTGTTTATACTGGTGTTAATGACGCAGGTGACTTCCATATAGGTAACAAGGTTGTTAATTCACAAGATGGTACAGAGGCCACATTTAACATTCCTATTCCAACTACTACTGGATCTGGAGCAGAAGGTGATTCTGCAAGTGGAAGACTTGATGTTATCTTTGATAGTGTTAATATTAGAGAAGGTTTAATTGTTGATGGTAATAATAATACAACTGTTAGGATTAATGCTCCTACTACAGTAACTAAGAAATTAACTTCTTCATCGGATGATGGTGCTGAGTTTGTTTCTATTGATCTTACTGGTGGTTTATCTCCATCCAGAACTATTACTTATACTGCAACTCCACCAACAGGATCCTCAACTCTTGGAGATATCCTATTCAAGGCTAATCCTGATTTTGGTGATCATCTTGGATGGGTTTATACATCACAGGGATGGAAACAGTTTGGTCTTATTTCAACTGAGAAAGACAGAGATCAACTCAGTCTTGGTATAGTTGGTCTTGGATCTACATCTGCAAGTCGTGCTGGTAAAACAGATTCTAATGGTGTATTACAAGGTTATGGTGGTGCTCTTGATGTTCGTGGTGCTGTAGTTGCTGATTACCTCTTAATGACTGGTATTAGTACATTCCTTGGTACTACACTATTCACTGACGTGACAATCGGTAGATTGTTAGTTAATGGTAGTTTGAATGTTACTGGTATTACTACATTTACAAAAGGAGTCATATTTAATTGTAGTGATGAGGCTGTAGGTGTTACAACCTTTAATAATGATGTTCATTTTGATGGAGCAACAGCCAATAGAGATCTCTTCTGGGATAAGTCGGCAGATGCATTGCAGTTTGCTGATAATACTAAGGCAACATTTGGAAACCATGCTGGGGCTGGAGATCTTCAGATTTATCATGATGGAGCCAATTCATACATAAGTGATGCTGGTACTGGCCAATTAAATATTAGTAGCAATGTTCTTAATGTATACAATAATGCAAAAAATGAATATCAGGCACGATTTATTCAAGATGGTCGTGTAGAGCTTTATCATGGAATGGCTGGAGAGGCTGCAGAGAAGAAGTTAGAGACTAAGGTTGATGGTGTTAATATTATTGGAACATTAGAAACCGATAACCTTACTAATACTGGAGTATCTACATTTAGTGGAACGGTAAATTTAAACGGTGAGATAAATCTTGGTGATGGTGCAGCTGATACTATCAGTGCAATTGGTAGATATGATACTAACTTAGTTCCTTCTACTGATGGTGCTAGAGACTTAGGTGCTTCTGGATTAGAATGGAGAGACCTTTATCTTGATGGAACAGCAAATATTGATTCATTAATTGCTGATACTGCAGATATTAACGGTGGTACGATTGATGGTACTGCTATTGGTGGAAACTCAACATCCTCTGCTGCTTTTACAACATTATCTGCAAGTGGACAAACAGATCTTAACGGTGATATAAACCTTGGTAATGCTAATACTGATAGTATCACTCCTGTTGGTAGATTTGATGCTCATCTTGTACCTCTTACTGATAATACAGTAGATTTGGGAATCCCTACTAGGGAATTTGGGAATTTATATATTGATGGAACTGCAAATATTGATGCATTAATTGCAGATACTGCTAAGATTGGTGATTTATCGGCAAATAAACTTGTTTATTCTAGTTCTGCTGATGGTGAATTATCCAGTTTTGATGGATTCACTGTTGATAATACTAGTAAGAAAATTACCATGGCATGGGATGCCGAGCACAAATGGGAAGGTGCTGGTGCTGCAACTGATGGAACATTTACGGGTGATCTAGATGCGAAGGATAATACTAAGAAGTTCCAAATAACCAACTTAAGTTCTGGTCATGGTTTACAGGTTAATGATGTTGTTGCTATCAGTCATAATAATGGAAATATTGAACAATATAATGGAGTTTACTTAGTTAAGAGTATTTCTGGTAGTACAGCAAACATGAAGGCTGCAGATGTTGCAGGTACTGATAAGGCTTGGGTTATACATGATCCAACAATCTATGATGAAACTGATGCTAGTACATATTCTAAAACTGGCGTATCTTTCCATAGAAATCAACATGGTAATTATGTTGGTATCGATGGTAATCAAATCAATGTTGTTAATAAAACACCAAGTGATTTCATAGTAGATAACTTCCAAGTTAGGAGCTCAATGAGTATTCCTGGCGAAGTATCAATCTCAAATGCAACGGTTACAGATTCTCTTAAAATTAATAAACAGGCTACCGCTGATTCAATCGAACTTATACGTCCTACTGGTACTTCTTATAATAATGAAACTGCAACTGGTAACTTAAATGTTCAGGGTATTAGTACATTTAGTTCATGGAATAATACAAATATACCTCACTTACATGCAACAGAACAAATCACAACAGGTATATCCACATTCTCTGGAAATATAGATGCTAATGGTAACTTAGATGTTGATGGTGACACAACATTAGATAAGACTGATATTGCAGGAAATCTTACAGTTGTTGGACTAGCAGATGTTGATAATATTAGAATTAATGGTAATAAGATTCAATCAACAAATACTAATGGAGCAATAACTCTTGAACCAAATGGTACTGGTGATGTAAATATTGAAGGGCCTCTTGATGTTAATAGTAGTGCGAATGTTTCAGGAACTGCAACATTAGCAACTGTTGATATTAATGCTGGTAATATTGATGGAACAGCAATCGGTTCTGCTTCAAGATCTACAGGTAAGTTTACTACACTTGATGCTAATTCAAACCTATCAGTTGCTGGTAACGGTACTGTTACAGGAACATTTGATGTTGATGGAGCTACAACATTAGATGGATTGACGGTTGCTGAAGCTTCTACATTTAACGCTGATGTAACCTTTACTGGTGATAATTTTAATTGCGTTTGGGATAAGTCAGATAATCGACTTCGTTTTGCAGATAATGCTGAGTTAGCATTTGGTGCTGATGGTGATACTGCTGTTTGGCATGATGATAGTAATTTCGTACTTGCAAACTATAAAGGTCATATTTATATTCAGAATGGTGGTTCTAATGATAATTCAAATATTTACATTAGGGCTAGAGATGGTGAAGATAGTATACTATGTGAGGATGATGCAGCAGTAAAACTTTATTGGGCTGGAACTAGTAAAGGTGTAAGATTAGCAACTACTCAAGCAGGTGTAACAATAACTGGAAATGCAACTGCAAGTACATTTATTGGTGCATTAACGGGTAATGCTTCTACTGCTACTGCACTTCAAACTGCAAGAACAATTGGTGGTACATCATTCGATGGAACTAGTAACATAACTCCAGCCCAAGCTACAAATGCTGATACTGTTGATAGTCTTCATGCTGCTAGTTTCCTAAGATCAGATGCTTCTGATACCTTCTCAGGTGATTTAACTTCTTCTGGTTCAGCAAGAATATTATTAAAGAAAACCGATAACAATACTTCCGATCATATTATTTTCTATAACGGAACCACAAGAGTGGGTGAGATTGGTTGTGAGGACACAACATGGTTAAGAATTAACCAAGAAACTGCAAAAAACATTTACACTCCAAGATATATTAGAGCAGATGCTGGTTTCTTTGTTAATGGTACATCTAAAGGTATCAACGGATCTGGTAACTTTGTTGGAGGAACCATTGCAGGTGCTTCTGATTATAGCACACTGTTGAGATCGAATGCAAATGACGTTGCTAGTGGAGTAATACAATTTACATCTAACTCAAATTATCCAGTAACTATTGATGGAAATTCTGATGCAAAAATACTTCTAGAAGGTTCAAGTAATCCTTACATAAGATGGAGAGAAAATACAGCTGATAAAGCATATATTCAATGGAGTTCTGGTTCTGATGCATTACAAATTGTTAACCAAGAAACAGGAAGTGATTATCTCTCCATCGGAGGTGGTAGTAATGGATTAAAATGGCAGTATGATTTCACTGGTGAACATAAAGTTTGGCATGCCGCTAATGATGGAAGTGGATCTGGCCTCGATGCTGATAAATTAGATGGTTGGCAACTTTCAGATGTTCGTAATGCTAGTAACTTAAATGCTGGAACAGTTAATGTTAATAGACTTGGATCTTCTGGTACTAGAAATGGTAGTAATTTCTTAGCAGGTGACAACGAATGGAAGACTATTACAACTGATCTTGTAAATGATACATCACCACAATTAGGTGGCCACCTTGACGTTAATGCCAAGAATATTAACTTCGCTGATTCTGGTACATTTGGTACTGATGACACATTGAGATTTGGTGCAAGTAATGATTTTAATATATTCCACGGATCTGGAAGCAACACTGTTACTACCTATAGAAATAAAAATATAATTAAAACACAAGGTAGTAATCCTAATTTGTTGGTAGAGTTAGGTAGTGGTACTCATAATGCTGGATTCACCTTTACGGAACGTGGTGCTGGTAATAATCTTCGTACTATAATGTCTGGTGGATGGTATGGTAATGTACAAATATACTATCAGGGAAATAAGAAATTTGAAACCACAAGTGTTGGTGGTAAAATTACTGGAAAACTTGAGACTACTAGTAATGGAACAAAAATACCTTGTAGTAATGTATCAAGTGGTGTTACTAAGGTATTAGTTGAAACTGCTAATAGTAATGAGCTTAAACATGGTGATGCAGGTGCTCTACGTGCCTTCTTAGGTATAGGAGAAACTGATAGATGTAGAATTACTCTTAAAACAACTGTAGGAACTGGTAATCATACTACTCAAAGTTGGTGTACCCACTTAATCGCCATTGTTACTGGTGGTGGAGGAGCTGGAGGTAATGCACGGGGTACTGGATTAGGTGGATATGGTGGTAATGGTGGTCAAGCATTTAATTATCGGGATCAATTAAGTGGAGCAACTACTATTCCATATAAGGTAGGTGCTGGTGGATCTTTACATGCATCAGGTAGTTGTGACGATGGTGCATCTGGTGGTGGTAATGGAGATAGTAGTTACTTTGGTCCTACTAGTAACAGAGCTACCGCAAGTGGTGGTAATGGAGGTGCTGGTGCTAATTCTGGTCAGAGAGGTGCTGATGGTTCATCTGGTGGTATGAGATTCTTTGCAGGTGATTATGGTGCAGGTGGAAGAGGTGGTCAAACTGCAGGCGGTGGTGGTGATGACGGTGGATGTCAACATACTGGAACAGCAGGTGGTAAAGGTGCTATTTGGATTCTAGAGCTTGGATAAATACAAATATCCTATTTCTATATTTTGTTATGAGACTTATTAGAAATCCATTTAATGAACATGAAGTAGAAAAAATTATTGAGAATATGCTTCCATCGATTGAACATGCTAAAAATTATGCTATGCATGATAATGATCGTAAGAAAACTATTGTAGAAGTACCTGAATGGAAAGATAAAATAAACAGAGAATCTTTAATGGAACTTTATAATAAAAAAGAACCATTAGATATGAATAATACAAAAAATCTCTTTAATTATAATGTTGCTACAGTAGGAAATGCGGAACAGGCTGAAAATATTAGACAAGTATTGAGGGATAGATATAGTCTCCCAGTTCAAGCAAGAGGTCAATTTTATTATCCACCAACAGGATATATGGGATGGCATACTAATTGTGAAGCACCAGGCGAAAGATTTTATATAACTTGGGCAAGTGAAGATAAGAAATCATTCTTTAGGTATTATGATTATGAAAAGGATGAGATTATTACTGATTATGATGATAAAGGGCTCACTGTAAGACAATTTAAAGTACCTGAATCACCACCTTACTTTTGGCATTGTGTTGGTAGTGAGTGTGACAGGTTTAGTGTTGGATTTTTAGTTCAGAGTAGTGTGGAATTAGATTTTGATATCTATCACAAATTACTTGATAAAATGGAACATAAAGAGATTTCTGATTATATTGGTAAATTGGTTCTGGATGCAGATTCATAAATAACATTACTAGTTAGTATACCCATGGCTATAACACATACACAAACTATTACATTGATGGAAGTTCTTAGGAATAATTCTGATGATGTTGTTGAGAATATAAAAGTGGTTACAACTTCTGTTGATGATTCTGATCCTTCAAAATATACAGTAACAAAATCGGATAGATTTCATATATCAACGGATGGAATTAGTGCTTCTACTTCTGGATTTAAACCTTATGCCGATCTAACTGAAAGTGAAGTTCTTGGTTGGATTTCATCCGAATTGACTACTGTTAGTGCAAAAACTAAAGAAGAAAATGAAAAAGCTATTAATCAACTGATATTATACAATAACCCAATTGCAGTAGATAAGGAAGTACCTTGGTAGAATATTCCGTATAAATAATATGAACCGATAGATATCGGTGATCACGGTATATACCATTAGAGGGGCCACATGGCATCAAATATCAAGTTTAAGAGATCATCTGTACAAAACCGAGTACCAACTACTGCACAACTGGAACTTGGAGAATTAGCCTTAAACACCTATGATGGTAAATTATATACGGAAATTAATACAGGTTC